CAGCGCCACTATCAGGCCAAGCTGCGCGCATATCTCACAGACCAACGAGTCGCAGGTCGAAACATCGTGATCGCACATGTCGTCATGCTCCTCGGCAATTCGATCACGCATCTCCTCGAACGCGGCGCGTCTCCCTGCGTTGTACGCGTCACACAGTCGGCACGGTTCGTCATGTGTGATCGCTACATCGTGTCTGTCGAATCCATCGTAGATTTCGGTAAACCCAGATCCACCGCATGCCGGACACTTCCACGGCGCGGGCTTGCTCTCGCTCATTTCACCTCCAGGGTTTCGGCTTCTCTCACTTCATGTCCTCCATGAGCTTCGCCGCGTTCGCCTTCGCGGTGTCGCTGTCATACCGCGCCATGTCCTCAAGCTGTGCCGTGATCATCTTGTGCCGTAGCTCGATCACCTCGCGCTCCTCTGGCGTCGTGCGATACTTGCCGCCGACCTTGCCCTCCTTGAGTCGTTCGCCCTTCTCGTACAGAGCATCGAGCGCGGCGCGGACTTCGGGCGTGAAGCCCGGCGAGCCCGCTCCGGTCGATACCGGCCCGCCGAGCAGGCGCCTGGATTCAATCGCATCTTGCGCGATGTACTCGGCGCGGTGCGCGCTACCCCCCCGCGTTTGGCTTCGGTTCGGTTGCGCCAAGCTCCTTCCACACGTCCGCGATGGTGGGGAAGAACCGGGAGCGGGTGCGCGCGGCCTTGAGCGCTACGGCGAAGTCGTGAACGTTGGTTTCCGCGAACTCCTCCGCGTACTCGTCCAGAATCCCCTCGGTCGGCACGAAGTTGGGGTAGCCCAGGGCGCACTTGGTCAGAACCATCTTGATCGCTTCTTCGTGTGTCATTTCAACAGCCCCTTGATTTCGTCGGGGGTAACGTCCCGCCCGGTCATGCCGTCACGGGCGCGGCCCCGCTCGATGGACTGGCGCAGAACCTTCATGGCGGGATGCTCGGCCGGCGCGGCCGGCGCCTGGGGCTCGTCCTCCCAGCGGCGCTGATTCAGGTAGGTCGCCGGGAGCGGGATGAACTGCCCCCCGTCCTTGGTCCACTGTTCCGAGGTGCACTGCCAGTCGAGCGCCTTGAGGACATCCGGTAGGGGCGGACGAGCCTTGTCCCATGCTTTGGCTGCTGCGCCCGTGGCGGTCTTCCGGGGGTAGGCCTGCCAGAACGCTAGGAACGGCTCGGCATACCCACCACGTTCGCGCTTGCGCGAACAAGTCTTTGCCTTTCCATCCTTGTTCTGGTCCGTATCCGAATCAGCATCAGCATCCGTATCAGAGGGAGACCTCGCTACACCCCTTGGCAAGCCCTTGGCAAGCCCTTGGCAAGCCCTTCCATCTGTGATGGTCCATTGAGCCCCGAACATGGGGCCATAGAGTAGGGCGAAAGCCTTGTGGAATGGCGTCTTAGGGCTGGCCTCAAACATCTTTACAGCCGCCCGGACCCGGTTGTCCCCGAGGTGGACCACGCCCTTTTCGTCCATGACTTGCTCTCGGGCCATGTTGACCACCCAAATGTACCCGGTTGGATCATCGTACCGGCAGAACCCTGCATCGACGCACCCGGCCAAGCCCTTGCGGAGGGCTTCGGGAGGGCTTGCCAGATCGACGGTCATGTACCCAAGGGGCAGGTAGTAGAGGCCGATCATGTTGGCGTGCTGATTCGTGATGAGGTAGGCGGCGACGAGCTGGGCTTCCGGGCCGGAGGCGCGGAGGATGCGCCCGGTTCCACCGGACCAAAGGGCGGGGCGGACGATGGAGAAGTTACGCAAGGCGCGACTCCCGGGCAAGCGAAAGGCTCACCCCCGAGGGCGCGTGCAATGAACCGTCTGGAGGACAGATTCCGCGCGTCCCGAGAGTGAGCCTTTGGCAAGCCAGGGTAGTACGGTTCATTGCATGAGGATCAAAGCACACTCCCCCCGATCCTGTCAACCTCATTTCGGCCCCGGCTTAGGATAGGGTAGAGACTTGAGCCCCAGGCGTTCGGCCTTGGCTTTGCCAGATCGGGAGCGGGAGCGCCAGTAGAGAAACTTTCCTTCGTCATAGTGTGGCGTAGCATCGACGCCGCGTTCCGCAAGTAGGCGTGGGGAACTCGTTCCCCACGCGGAATTGGCAGAACGTCCAGGGACGAATGACCCAAGCACAAACACGCCATCCATGCGCCGTTCCCGCTTGCCGTCAAAGCACCATGATGCAGCCTGATAAATGCCGCCGTGATGGGACTGCGTGAAGTCTGCGAAGGAAACTAGCAAGTCCCATTTCCTATCCAACGCTCGTACGGCCCGAGCGATTAGTCCGGTCAGTGGTTCACTACATCCCGGCCTCCGCACTAACCGCGACAATTCCAACACTTCTTCGGACCAGCGCGTAGGCGGGATTGAAAAGAAGATGGCCGCAACCGCTGGCCCCAAGTCACCAAAGAGCCCGCCGTCTTCGTGCCATGTATAGACCGCCTGGATATTCGACGGAACACGCGCCGAATAGTGGAAGCGCAGAACCAAGTTGCGCGCTTCGTCAAGGTGTCCACTCGCGAAGTGGAGACTCATTTCGGCCACCGCCCGAAGATCGCGCGGACGTACCAGAGCGCGGCGGGAATCAGGATCGCGAAGAAGATACCGGCGCAGAGCTTCACGCGATCACCCACACGACGGCCTTGCGCCCGGACTTGGTGCGGCGGGTGCTGCCGGAGTCGCGGACCTTGCCCATCTCGACAAGCTCGCACCGACGCGGGCGCTGGGTACTCGGGTTCATGCCGGTCTTGGCTTGCATCTCCTCGTCCGTCAACCCGTCCGTGCCGTACTCCAATAGGACGCGAAGCAAGATGGCGCGCCCGCCCTCTCTCGTATGCCTCACGGAGTCTGCGGCCAGCGTGCTGGTGACGCTGTGCGCCACGCAGGGAGGGCCACCGGAATAGCTCCGGGCGGTCCCGTCGAAAAGGTCGCTTCCGTCAATGGTCCGGTTATGTCGATGCATTTCGTGCGCCTCCTTTCGGTTTTGGGACCGCCCGGAATCGGGTTACGAGTCGAGCCCGTCGCGGTGGGCGTCCGCCTTGTCGGCGTCGTCGGTCACGAATCCGCAAGGACACGTCCACTTGACGGTTGCCCCGGCCTTGTCCTTGTGGCCCTTGACGGGATGATCTTGGGCGGCGACGGGCGAGGTTTCCTTTCCGCCATCCCCATCAGGCTTCTCGGCACCCGCCGCCGCCTCAAGCTGTGCTGTCAGGCCCGCCGCTGCCGTGGTGTCCATCGGCGGGGGAGGCGTCCTGTCCGTGTCGAATCCGAACTCCTCGATGCTGTACGTCCCGGCGAAGTAGTCCGGGGCGATGAGCCGGATGCCGCGCGCGGTGCAACGGGCGAGGAGCATGGCGCGGGGGTTCTTGCGCCAGTTGTCCTTGCCGGTGAGGCCGGCGGCTGCCGCCTCGTCCTTCGTGTAGCTCACGTCCAGATCCGGCCAGCCGGCGCGCATGAACTTCATGGAGCATCCGGCGTCGGTCAGGCTCACGAGCTGCTTGACCACGCCGCACCGATCCACGGCCAGCCCGTCCATCAGCGCCGCCGCGAGGCAGAACCGCCCGTCGAACCAGTAGACGGTCGAAAGCGCCTGCATCGGGCCGATGCCTAGCTCGTGCGCCCGGAGCATCACGGCCATGACGCCCTGGGGGCTCATGCCCTTGGGGGCCATGCCGCTCTGGACGATCATCTGGGCCAGTCGCCACCGCTCGCCAAGGGTGGCGACGAAGCCGCTGACGGGATCGGGCGCAGTTGGTAGCGCCTCCGGCCGAATCGTTACAGCGTTCTCACTCATCTCCTGTCACCTCCATGATTTCACGGGTTGCCCACGGGGGCAGGCTCAAGTCCTGAATCTCGCAAGGGTAGCCGGGCCAGGTGCCGGACGCCTCGCACGCGGCCCAGGTCGCTAGCAGTTGCGCCCGCTCCTCCTCGCCCCAACCGACCACGGCATCGAGCAGCCGATAAACCGCGATCGCGTAGGGCGGGAACGGCTCGACGGCGACGATGACGAAGTGTTGGGCGTCGATCCCGCACGCGCGGACCCCGGCCAAGTAGTGCGCGGCCTGGACGTGGTAGCCGTACTGGTACAGGGACCGCTCGAAGGCGTTGCGGGCGGCGGAGCGCGTTGTCTTGAGGTCCACCACGCTCCCGGTTTTCTTGCCGAGAACGTCAGCACGGCCCTTGCACGTCAAGCCTGTCGCCTCGTCCTGCCACGCGAACGACGCCTCGTGGTCACCGTCCAAGAGCATCCGGGCGAACTTGTTGGCGGCGCAGGCTTCGCGGATCGCGAGGCACTTGTCGAAATCGGTGGAGGTCAGGAGCGTTGCCAGCGGGTTCTCGGCAAGCTGAGCGGCGCGAGCGGCCTTGACCGCCGCCGTCCGCCCGTCGCCGTCGATCGCCCGGATGTACTCCCGCCCGAACCGTTCCGGCTCAAGTACGGCACAATGGACCGCCTGCCCCAGAAGCATGGCCGGGGTCGCCTCGGTCGGGTGCGTCATGGCGTAGAGGGCATGGGCCGGGGATGACTTCCGCATCGTCCAAAGCCGCGACTGAGACACCGCCTCCCATGCGTGGTAGTCCGGCGCTGGAATGTCGGGATGAAGGCCGGGGGCGGGCTTCATACCGCTGCCCGCCAGTCACCGCCGACGTTCTCGGGCACCCGGCGCACCGGCACGGCAGGCGACAGGAGCGATTCGTAATGGGCGCACACGTCGTCAAGGTGGCGCAGAATGTCGGAGCGAAACGCCTCGCCGATGTCGGGCCTCCCGTGCAACAAGTCCGCCATTTGGAGCGCGAACCGATCACGCGCCGGGGCGGCACTAAAACACGATCGGCAGACGGTGCCCCACGCGAGCCGCTTGGGTTCGGC